AATTAGTTTTTCTTTTCCACCTTCACAGGCTTTAACCATTTTCTTTTTGCCCGGTCTTGTACTCGGTCTCACCGAGTTACACTTCATATTCTTTTTGCTTACCGCCATTATGATGTTGCTTTCTTATTAAAACGATTTTGCTGCTTATTAAACCTTTCAGTCATATTAGCTAATTTTTTTGCTGCTCGTTTTTTATTTCTTATTTTCCTTGTTTTCCCTACAGGATTAGAAGAACTATTTGTTGCGATAACTAAACTACCATCATCTTGAAGAGTAGCAGATTTTCTTTTTACCTTCGCTCCCTTTACTGTTTTTTTAGATATACGATTACTGCTTTCAATAGTAGAGTGGCTACTTCTTTTTAACTTTCCATTCTTTTCCCTCTTTACTGAAGCAGAAGTTACTGTTGCTTTTTGTCTTGCCTTGCAATCCATCAAAGCACTTCCTGTTAATCCTTTACAACTCATTATTTCTTTTTTCTAACTGATTTAACTTTTCTTCCACCTGCACCTTGCTTACCTATCCTTGCTTTTTCAGCTTGTTTCTTTTTCAAAGTACCTCTTGACATTTCCGATTTTGTTACCGGTGTTTTTGATGATACTCTTTTGGATGGTCTGCAGTATTCGCTTCTACCTCCCGTTCCACAAGGCTTACCTGTTCTAGTGTCTATCCACTTCTCGGCAGTCCATCTTTTTAGATTAGACCCTGCTTTAGATTTATTTACCTTGCCCTTTTTCTTTCTGCACTTAGCAGTTGCTTGTGCAGCACGAGCCGACCACTTGCCGTAACTCTTCATTACCTTTTTGTAACAAGCATCCTTTGGCATAATCTATTTCTTTTTACTTCCGCATTTTGCGTATACACTATTAGCTATCTGCTTATTAGAAGGTAGTCCGTACTTTTCCGGTTTACCTTTCATTGACTTATTTGCTTGTGTGAAATATGGTTTTGCTTTACTCATAACTATGCTCTATAACTTTTTCCGTTTTTCTTTCTTGCCATACGAGTTCTTGACTTACCTAGACTTGTTCCCCCAAAAGCTAATTTACCTGCACCTGTAGTTCTTCGCTCTCCATTTGGTTTCTTTTCCCACTTAACTACATCTTTATTTTTAAATGTACTTAAATCAGTAGTAGCCTTCTTTAGTTTCTCTGCTCTTGCTTTTGCTTTTTCTGCGTTGGTCTTTTTATCAGACTCAGCATCTTTATCTATTTTTGCTTTAGCTTTGCAATCTTTTAGTTTCTGTCCGGTTAATCCTTCACAACTCATATCGAAATATTTATTATTATCTTTGCTACAAAGATATTAAATTTAATTGAATGCCTGATTACTTGAAATATTGGAAGGTAGTCCGATATTATATTAAGTCTAAATACGACTTAACAACTGCTGATTTAGATATGCTTATGTTTCTCAGGTCTGAGAAATACTTTAGTAAAGATGACTTTGATGAGTTCAACGAATTACTAAGTTGGGATAAGAATAGATTCGAGAGTCTAAGGGAAAGAGGGTGGATAGAAGTTTTTAGAAAACGTAACGGTAAAAGAAAAGCTATATACCAATTATCTTACAAAGCAGTTAGAGTTATAACATCTATATATAAAAAGTTAGAGGGAGAAGAGATTCCCGAATCGAAATCTAACAACCCCCTCTTTCTAAAAAACATAGGATATATGGATACTGTGTTTAGAAACTACATAAAGAAACTAAACAAAGCTATAAGACAACAACGACATCCCTCTCAGAAATAACCGTATATGTCTCTTCTTTAATTATCATTGTATAACCCGCTCTTGAGTCATAGTATATAACATCTTCTGAATCAATAACAACAACGTCAGTACCGGGTGCTATTACTTTTCCTTTCTTATATCTAATGTTGCTAGTATCTTCTGCGGAAAGTAATAGACCTGATTCAGTCTTAACCTCTTCTTTAATTTCTTTAATTAAAATATATTTACCTATTGGTTTCATTGTATAAGGTTTTAAATTAATCTTTATCCTCGTAAGTTCTAGCCATAGTTATTATAGCGTTAGTAGATAATATAGTTACTGCAACAGATACTGCATTTTGTAATGCAGACTTAGTAACCTTTAATGGGTCAATCACACCCATCTTATACATATCTCCCCATTCACCCGTCTTAATATTCATACCTTCATTACCTTCATCAAATTGAATATGGTGCTCTTCGTCACCGGATAACTCTAAACCTGCATTGGAATAAATCTGTAACAAAGGAGCACGAAGTGCTCTCGCTAAAATTTTACCGGCAACTTTATTATTATCGTCTTCAATATAAGTGGCTTCTTTATAAAGTGCTACTCCACCACCGGGTAGGATTCCCTCTTCTAGTGCTGAACGTACTGCACATACTGCATCATCAACTCTATCGTATAGTTCTTTTTGTTCTAAGTCTGTTTGACCTCCAACATAAATAACTCCTACACCACCTGTAAGTGTTGCAATCCTTGATAGTATAAACTCTGCGTTGTTTTTATCTGACTCTCTTTTGTGTGCTTCTTTTAGTTCTTTTATTCTTTTATCTAATCCTTCTACTTCAACTTCATCTTTAATGATGACGGTTGAGTCACGACCAACTATCACCTTAGCACAGTGACCCAAATCATCTAACGTCATCAAGCTTAAATCATCACCGGTCTTTTCACTATAGTAAGTAGCACCCACGCTTAATGCAATGTCCTGCATAAGTTCGTGTTGCTTATAACCAAATGATGGTGGTCCAATAGTACAAAGCTTTAAACCATTCTTCATTACATTAGCCGCTAATGTATTTGTTACATTCGCTGAGGTTGGTGCAATAATTAAAAGTCTTTTGTTATCTTGTATAACAGGCTTCAATACATTTTCTATATGTAGTAAATTTTCAATTGGTGCATCACTAACTAGAATATAGCAATCCTCTAGTACACACTCGTCTTTCTTCTGATTGTTTACAAACAATGGTGATTCATATCCACGTTCAATCTTTAATCCATTTGTAGATTCATAATATGTCTCAGATGTTTGAGACCTATCAATAGTAACTAATCCGTTTATACCCACCTTCTTGTATACCTCTGATATAATAGTACCCAAGTCTTTGTCATTGTTTGCTGATATAGTAGCAACGTCCTTTAGTTTCTTTTGTGTAACTCTTGTCGATTTCTTTTTTAAGTTACTGCATATGGTTTCGGTTAATGAAACTAAATCTCTTAATACCGATGTTTTATTTTCAGTTATAAGTTCTGCACCTGCTTTGACTAAAGCTTCAGTGAGAACAATTGCAGTTGTAGTTCCGTCTCCTGCTGAGGTCGCAGTTCTTTCGGCTGCTTCTTTCATCATCTTTACCGCAAGGTGTTCAGTGGGGTCGATAAGTGCAACTGCTTTAGCAACTGTTACTCCATCTTTTGTTACTGTTATTCCGTGGGTGTGTTGTGGTGATTCAATCAATACTGTTTGACCGGCAGGTCCTAGTGTAGACTTTACTGCTGAGGATAATGTTTCAATCCCTTTGTATAATTTTTTTCTCCCCTCCTCATCGAACAATAAGTTCTTGGGAGTATATCCTATGTTTGACATATTTAATTAAATTAAAGTTTGCTCAAAGATACAAATTTATTTTATCTTAGCCTTATGGAACATAACTCAGATTTTAAGTACGACCTTAAGCTTGGTAAAGTAAAAGAAGACGAACTATACGATGCGTTCTCTTATAAAACAATTGAAGTAAAAACTGATTTCAAAACAAAGGAAACAGGGAATGTGTTTGTTGAATATGAAAGTAGAGGAAAGCCTAGTGGTATCTCTACAAGTTTAGCTGACTACTATTGTTTCGCTATTGAAGACTCATTTCATATTATAAAGCCTGAGGTATTAAAACAAAAATGCAGAAAATATTTAGGTACTAAAAGAGATGTGGTTGGTGGAGACAGTGATACTTCTAAAGGAATATTACTTCCGGTAAATGAACTTGTATAACTCTCGTCTAAATTGTATATGTCGAATGTCGTAAATAATTTCTACTATAGTAGTAGTAGTAGTAGTAGTAGTAGTAAAATTTTAATAAGAGAATTTGACTTTAAAATCGACATTATCGACATCCTATTGATTATCAATAAGTTAACTTCTAATAACCGACACAAAAACGACATAGTAATGTCGAAAATCTGACATAGTAATGCACCTATAGTTCAGTTGGATAGAACAACTCACTTCTAATGAGTAGGTCCTAGGTTCGAGTCCTAGTAGGTGTACAAAAAAAAGAGACGGTAATCAGCCGTCTCTTTTACTATCAATCAATCAAATCAAAATCAACTACAATCTGTAGAAGTTCTTTCTGCCTTCAGCAAGTTCAATACCGTCTGCCATCATATCAACCTTCTTGGCTCTTCTAAATGACTTCCTTAATTGTGATGCTTGTGCAATACCTGTGATTCCATCAGGTCTATCGTTTATAAGTCTGCCGTCTTTGACACGCAGTCCTCCCATACTTTGATATCTCATTTTCATATCTAATGCTTTTGTACAAATATACAAAAATATTTTATCAGTTATATGTAACCAACGGGTAATATATAATATACGCTGACCGGACCCCAAACCGAAACCGATTTTTTTTAGAAAAAGTGTTTTGCTTTTGTTTGACCCGCTCTGATTTTTTTAGCTTTTTGTTTTGACCTGTTGCCCTGTACCCGTCAACCCCTGTACCCCCGTCCCCCCGTCCCACGTTCCACGGATTTGTCACCCCTGTTGACCCCTTCCCCCGTACCCGTGTCCCCCTTCCCCCGCTCAAACTTAAAGTATAGATACTTAAAGAGAGAGCGTTACCCCGTGCCGAAGTGAAATGTATATAAATATTTGTAGGTAATCAGACCCTGTGTAACTCTCTGAATATCAGGTAGTTTAAAAGAGAAATGAAAAAGAATTAGAAAATAATTTAAAAAATGCTTGTGAGTTAAATAGATTTAGACTAGATTTGTAAAATATTAATAATTTAAATAAACTAAAATTAAACATTATGAGTAAGCAAAACGAAATTTTCGAAAGAGTAAATAAGCTAGTAATTGAAGGACTAGAAAAGGAAGGGATGAATTGGTTCAAGCCTTGGAAAGGTGGACAGGAAAACGCACCATTTAATCTAGCTACAAAACGCTATTACAACGGGTTCAATATCTTTATGTTAAACTGCGTTATGAGAGCCGAAGGTTATGAGTTCAACCAATGGTTAACTTTTAAACAAGTATCCGCAAAAGGTGGTAAGGTTGTTAAGGGTTCAAAATCTACTGAAGTTTACTTTTGGCAAATAGGATATTTTGATAATAAAACAGGGAAGTTTGTAAGTCCTAAGGAGGTTAAAAATATTAATCCAAATGAGAAATTAGCTGATGGGAAAGACAGGTACAGAAAGACTTTCTCAGTGAAATATTACAGAGTATTTAATATTGCTCAGTGCGAAGGAATTGAGCCAATGCAAACAGAGAAAGTTATTGAGGAGGTTCAAAACGAGCCTGTTGAGGTAGCTGAAACTTTAGTAAAAAACTACGTTGAAAATCAAAACGGTTTTGAGATTAAGCACGGTCAAAGTGGAGCGTATTACTCACCATCAAGAGACTATGTAAATATGCCACACCTAGAGACGTTTGTTGACTCTGATAGCTATTACAAAGTTTTGTTTCACGAAATCGCTCACAGTACAGGTCACAAATCAAGACTTAACAGAAAGTCTTTAACTGAGGTAGCACATTGGGGTGACAATACTTACGCTAAGGAAGAGTTGGTTGCTGAGATTAGTGCAATGTATTTAGTAGGGTTGCTAGGACTTAATCCAAAGAGCGATGACGAAAACTCTCAAGCCTACATAAAGGGTTGGTGTAAGCATCTTGCAGACAAGCCAAGCGAATGTGTCTACGCTATGCAACAGGCAACTAAGGTAGTAGAGTTTATACAGAAGTAAACCAACCACCACCGCCAACCGCCTCGCTATGAAAATAGCGGGGTTTTGGTGGTAGAAACTATTAATTAATTTATAAATCAAAATCAAAAATTATGAAATCAATTATCACAATTACAGGAAAAGTTTTAATGACTTTAGCAGTATTATTTATTTATACCAATGTAGCTAGAATGGTGGTCGACATCGTTGCCAACAACGGTATTAAATCATTAGCCTTGACACCTGTATTTCTGTTCTTAGCGTTCTTAATGTATGTTAGTGGATACTTAGTATTCAAAGAGATTAAGAGCTAGTTAGAACTCACTAAAACACCAACCTCGCACTGAAATAAATGCGGGGATTTGGTGGTAGTAATAATTAATAATTAAAATTAAATTAAAATGCAAACAGTAAACAATTGGGATGACATCAAATTTGAAAAGCATCCCGCAACAGATGAAGGTGTAAGAGGCACCTTAAAAATTGCTCAGTATGAGTTGTCAATCGTAGGAGGTAAAAACTTTTACTCAACAGGCTTCGATGGTAAAATTAGTTCTTGGTTAAAGCCTGACCAAGATAGGTTCTATAGTAGCTTTGAGGTAGCAGTATTTGAAACCAATGAAGACGGTGACAAAGAATTTACTAGAAAGTTTTTTATTGGAGCCAATGACGATGTACTTGGTTGGCAAGGTAGAGAGGATATATTAGAGTTGATATCAAGAGTTGAAAAAAGTTTAGAGGTCAAGACATTAAACTATATGTCCTATACCGATAAGCCTGAAATCACAAAAGAGTTTTTAGAATCCATCAAAGATAAAAAGAACTTAGACCGTTGCGAAAATATTTATAACTCAAACAACGGGCAAGTGGAACACGATAAAACATTGTACAATCTTTTAATTGAAGGAGGCTTTGAATCTAAGGATATTAATTACATAGTTAGTTCTGAAACTGAAACATTTTATATCATAGATGGCAATATAAAATATACCGTTTACATTAATGTGCCTTATAGTAAATTACAAATAAGATATAAGACATATGTATCAAATCGTTACAGTGACGAAACACCTCATCTAAAAATAAAATTAGCAAATCCTAGATTAAAGGACCTGAATACAAGTTATTCAAGAGGACCTAGGTATGGTAACAAAATGGAATGTTGGAGTATCACAGATACAAGCCGAGGATATACTGCTAAAGGACTACTTAAGAAGATTAAGGAGTTGGCTGAGGAATCAGAAAACAATATGTTAATCTATAGCAAGAGGTTGTTGTGTTATAATAAATATACTTCACAATTAAAACAAAAGTATCCTAGTGCAATCATAGAAAACATAAGCAAGTACTACGATAATCTTGATAAAATCAAGCTATCTTTTCCTTCAGGAAGTTATATGTATTTTAATATAAATGCTTGGAGAGAAGATGATACTCAATTTGAAATGCTATCATACAAAGATGCTAACGAGTTTAAGTTAGATACTTGGGAGGAGTGGGCAGATAGATTTAACAAGCAGAAATAATGGAAAGACAAAGCTATTATAATGTAAGATATGCGGGGAAACTAATACAGGTTATCCCCGCCCACACCAAGTGGGAAGCTATAGATAGAATCTACAATAAAAATATAGGAACCCATCCTTGGATTAAAAGAGAAAAATTTACCGCAGTCAAATCTAAAAATTAAACTATATGAATTACGATGATTGGAAATTACAGGCACCAGAATACAGTGAGTATGTAAGTACTTGTTGTGGTGCTGACTATGTTAACTCTATAGATTATGAGAATGACATAGAAACTGAAGAGCCTTACGTTTGTAATAGTTGTCAAGACTTTTGTGAAATAGAGGAAGATTGGGAATATGAAGAACGCAGAAGGGAATCCTACTTAGAGGATTTAGCTGACGAAAAAAGACAAGGACTATGAAAGTTAAATTATTAAATATATTATTAGGTTCAAACTTAATCTTTGGATTGAGTTTAATCTTTGGATACCAAGACCATACACCTGTTCAAAAACAAAAAGAGATTATTCAAAATGTAATTGATAGCCTAGAAACTATACCACCTCAACCTCAGTTCAGAGAGTTGAATTGGGATGATTTTATTGAGAGTATGATATGGGTTGAGAGCAGAGGTAATGACTCAATAATTGGAGACAATGGAAAGGCAGTTGGTTGTCTTCAAATCCATCCAATTATGGTTAGAGAAGTTAATAGAGTTCTAAGAAAAAATAAAGCAAACAAAAAATACAAACTACAAGATAGATATAGTAGAGAAAAATCTATTGAGATGTTTGAGATTATGGCAGAACAAACAGAGTGTTGTGATGACTTAAGTTTCTTTGAATTCTGTGAGGTAGTAGCAAGAAAATGGAACGGTGGGGGAAGAGGTCATAAAAAGAAATCAACCCTGAATTATTGGAAGAGAGTAGAAAATAAGTTGTGCAGTATAGATTTGGAATTGTCAAATATTTAGACTATATTTGTACTGAACTTAGATGCTAGGATGTTTTAGTTTATATTATTAATAGGGTTGACCTAGCAACCCCACCAAGCTGACCTTGAAATAGTGGTCGGCTTTTGGTGGTAGAAGGCAATAGTGCCACAATCAAAATCAAATCAAATGAGAAAAATATCTTATGACTCAGCACAAAAATTTATGAATGCTGAACCGTTTAAAAGAGACAACACAGAAGTTGTTGTACTTCCAAATGTAACTGTATTAAAACTATTCGGTAACGAAATTGCATACAGATACAATGACCCTGAAAGAACACTATCAATCACAAATTGCGGTTGGAAATCCAACACTACTAAAGATAGGCTGAATGCTATTGAAGGTGTTAGTATAAATCAATCCAAAAAAGTTTGGTACCTAAACGGTGAAGCTTGGGATGGTAGCTTAATAGATATTAATAATTAAAATAAAATCAAAATGAAAGTAAAAATTCAACAAAGAAGTGTGTACCACAAATTCGCAGAAGTAGAAATAGAGATAGACGATGATGCCTACGACCATTGGAAACTTGACAATGGAAAGTATGCATCTATTCAGGATTTTCTAATAGAGAATGAAGACTTATATACAGATAAAATAGATGAGGAAATGAGTAAAGCATCTTATGAGTTTGGTTTTGGAACTGACTCTGATGCCAACTCTCACTACAATTCCTGTATGAACGAACCTGAATCTGAGTCTGAATGGAGATACCAATTAAATGATGAGGGTGGACACTTATAATATTAATTAAATAAATAAAATAAAATGATACACATAACAGATGACCATTTTGTTTGGCTAGATGTAACCGAACAAATGAAACACGGACACAAGAAGAGAGAAGAAGTATGGCTTAGTCACGAACTTTTTGCAGTACACGAAGATGAATCTGATAGTATGCTTGAGTCACACGATGAGATAGATGAAGCATTAAAGTTAGGGATGAGAGTATGTATTGAAGGTGGATACCTACCACTAAAATACCGTCCTAAAAAAACTTGGAAGGATACAGACAAACAACTTATCAATGGATATTGGTATGTAAAAATGTCTGACATAAAAATAGGATAAGTCTAATAAAATTATTATTTTAGTACAATTAAATTTAAATCAAATGGCAAGACTAATTAAATCAAGCGGGGAAATAATCCCTAATGTAGATGTTTCAAATCTAAAAAGTATGCAAGACCTAGTTCAGGGGTATGTAGAGTTTGTTTATATGAAAGGTGACAAACTCCTTATATGCAATGAAGAAGGACTCATACATAAACTTCCCTTTAACCAACAAGCTAGTAAAATCTATGGACGTCCTTTAGTGGGAGACGTTATCGAGTGTGGATTAGCTGAAATGAAATAACGTAATGAAAAATATGAGACACCTGATGCGAGAGCATCTTCTATCGTTGAAACTTGAAGAAGGAGTAGACAACAAAAGTAAAATTCAAAAGGTTCAACAGGCTATGGAGTCTGATACATACGGAGCAAAGGAGTTTCGTATGATGAGAAATAAGATGAGTTCAAAAAATTTTTTAAGTATGTATGCAAACCCACCGCAAATTGAAGGTGGTTGTAAGTTTGTATATGTTTATCTTGGCTTTAACTTTATCCAAGAAATTCATATAGGTGAAAGCAAAGAGTTTATCTATATAAATTTTGATGGAGAAAAGAAGCTATATAAAAAACTATCTACTGCTGAAAATTATATGTGTAAAGAAATATTTAATCCTGAATTATGAATACACAAGATTTAATAAAAGAAGTAGGTAGGGAAGTGGTGATGTTACTTCTAGAAAAGAACAAAGCTTACGGTGATACCGCAAACAAACCACCTAAGATATTTTCTAAACTCTCAGCCAAAGAAGGAATCTTAGCTAGGATAGATGATAAATTAAGTAGAATAAAAACGGTGGGGTTAAACGACAAAACAGAAGATACACTATTAGACCTCATCGGATATTTAATTCTTTACCGTGTTCAGTGTAAAAAAGATGAACAAAATTTGGAAAAGAAATAAACATTTAGTATCTTCGCAGTCAATCAATTTAAATTAAATCATATGTCAAAAATGAAACAAGTGTTCCAAGAGGAACGAGAAAAAGAATCTCAAAATTTTGGAGATTACTTAGATGATACTTACCAACAGGCACAGTATTCAAACGAACAAACAAAGCAAGTGTTAAACGATATCTTTGAAGCTTGGGGAGAAATCTTCGGTGCTAAAGATGTCACTAAAATCAAATCAAATGATGAAGACGAAAATTTTTAATCAGTATGTAGATAAAGTTTGTTACTTATTTAATATAGATAAGGAAACTTTATTTACTAAAACAAAACGTAGAGATGTGGTAGATGCTAGGCATTTACTTTATTACCTATGTTCTAAAAGACCAATGCGTTTAGTTTATATACAAGAGTATATGGCTGACGGTGGGTACGATATAAACCATAGTTCAATCCATCACGGTATTGCTCAGGTTAAAACTAAGCTAGAAAATGATAAGGATTATATAGAAACTATTAATAGTGTATTGAATGAAGTATAGCCTAGAAGATATTTGGGTTCAAGCACTAGAAGATACTTATGCTATTTCTTTAGATGGTAAAGGATATCAATCTAGAATGGTGTATGGATTAAAGATTGTGAAGGATGATGAAACAAATCAAATTGAACTCATCAACGCAACAAGAGGAGGGGATTATTATCGTGAAATAAATGCTGAGGAACTTGAAGTTTTTCTAGAAAAAGGATGGAGGTATGGAGTTTATGTCTTATCTTTGTCTAACTATCGTTTAAAGCTTGATATAATAGAGCAGAAAATCCATAAGGAAATGAACTCTAGAAAGAGTAAGAAGCAGATAGATATTTTAAAAGGTTCTCGCAAAAGAGTGATGAACAAATACAGTGAAATCAATTATAAATTAAATCAATTAAAATTATGGCAACTAAATCAGTAGCAAAAAACAAGTCGGTCTTCGAGAGATTATCCGCAATTAATGTTAACTCTAAAGTAGAAAAGAAAAACGGATTAACGTATCTGTCTTGGGCATATGCTTGGAGCGAAGTAAAGAAACAATGTCCTGATGCAACATACCTTATTGGTGAAACAGATTATGACGAAGCCTTAGGGTTTATGTGTCACACTGCGGTAACTATTGAAGGTGAAACATTAGAGATGTGGTTACCCGTTATGGACGGCAAGAACCAAGCAATGAAAAAGCAACCCTACTCCTACCAAACTAGATATGGAGAAAAGCAGGTTGCACAAGCAACAATGTTTGATATCAACAAAACTATTATGAGATGTTTGGTAAAGAACTTAGCTATGTTTGGGATGGGAATCTATATCTATAGTGGTGATGATTTACCTGAAGCAGATGTAGAAGAGGTTGTAACTAAACCTAAAGCAACTGCAAAAAAACCCGCAACAAAAACAGTTAGTAAAGAAACACTAGATACTGACTCACCAAGATGGCAAGGTCTTATGAAGTTTGCTCAAGAGAATAAGCAGATAGGTTATAAGAAGCTTGTAGATAAGTTAGAACTAGCGGGGAACTGTAAGCTTAGTGCTAAAGCTAAGAACGAAATAAAAAATCTAGTATAATGAAAGACATACTAGAAAAATTAAAAGACGATGAACAATACTATGGTTCATTCGGTAAACAGTACCTATCTAATTCAGATATTGGTACCTTGTTAAGCAATCCAAAAGAATTCAGACAACCTCAAGATGATAATGTAAACTATCATAAAGGCAGATACTTCCATCAACTTATTTTAGAGCCTGAGAAAGCGAAGGAAACAAAGTTTGTAGATGTCTCTTCAAGAAACACCAAAGCATATAAAGAAACCGCAACGAATGGAATAATTATGCTTGAGAAAGAAGGAGAAGAGATTAGAAGTTGTGTCGATGCTATGATGCAAAACTATTCTTTCTTTGAAGGTATAAGGTCTGAAGGTGTACAATATGAAGTACCTGCGGTAAAAGAATTCTTTGGATTACAATGGAAGGGGAAGGCAGATATAGTTTGTACAGACAAGCTAATTGATTTAAAAACGAGTGGAAATATAAAGGACTTTAAGTGGTCGGCTCGTAAATATAATTATGACAGTCAATGCTTTATTTATCAAGAACTTTTTGGTAAGCCTCTAGAATTCTATGTGGTTGACAAGGGAACTAAGATGCTAGGAATTTTTAAACCAACGGCAGAATTCGTTGAGAGAGGAAGAGATAAAGTTATAAAAGCCGTTGAGGTTTATAATACATTTTTTTCTGACCAAGCGGAGCAAGACATTAATGAATATTTTATACAAGATGTTCTTTAATTTTATTAAAAATAAACGGGTTAAGTGGTTCAAAGTTCCAATGGACTGCAAGACTCGTGAGGAGAAAGACGAACTTATCCTCACTATAATTAATAATTTGGAACAAACAATTAAAATCAATTAACAATGGAGCAAAACGAAAAAATCTTTGCACAAGGTTTCTCATTCAAGAGAAACGAAAACGCACCTGACTTTGTTGTCGGTAGACAATCAATCAAGGTGGATGAAGCTATTGCATTTTTGAAAAGCAATGCTAAAAACGGTTGGGTCAACCTAGATATTAAACGAGCAAAGGGAGGTAACTTCTACTGTGAGTTGGATACTTGGGAAGCAAAACCAAAACAACAACCTGTAGCACAAGCAGATACTTCTAGTGGTGAAGACTTACCATTCTAAGTATACATTGTGTTGGAAAGTAAGAGGGAGACTTATGTCTCCCTTTCTTTTCCCTTTAATGTCGAATGTCAATAAAAATAAACTTTATTAACATTATATTATTTCATTTAATTTTCTTTTCTTTACATAACACGAGAAGAAAATCGACATTATCGACATAGTACTGATAATCAATCAATTACAAAATCAAAATCAACATTAAATCGACACAAAACCGACACAGGAATGACACAAAGAGTTACAATCTTCAAAAATATAAAGGAAACAGAGACACCTTTTCATCGTGAGGTGGGGGAAATCCTAGAGAGAATAAAGAATGGTGCAACAAAGAACTTAGTTAAAGATATTCGTGGTGCCAAAGACAAAACAGAACGCAATGAACTAAAGAAAAGACTTCCCGCTATATGTTTTAGTGGTGTATTCGTAAAGCGTAATGACAGTGCAATAACAGAACATAGTGGATATATCTGTTTGGATTTTGATGGGTATCCAAAAAGAAAAGAGATGTTGTCCGATAAAGAAAAGTTTAGTAAGGACAACTATGTGTTTTCTGTTTTTGTTTCACCATCAGGAAATGGACTTAAGGTGCTAATTAAAATACCACCTATAGCAGACAATCATATTAAATACTTTAATTCATTAGAAAAATATTTTGATTCACAGTACTTTGATAAGACTTGTAAGAACTTATCAAGAGTATGTTATGAATCATATGACCCACTATTACATTTAAATATAAACTCACAAGTGTGGGACACTATATCCGAGCCGGAATACAGAGAGGTTACTGCCAACATTGACCAACCAACAATACCTATTACAGACGAGAATAAGGTTGTAGATATTCTAGTAAAATGGTGGACAAAAAAATACCCAATGAGTGAAGGTCAAAGAAATCAAAACGCATTTGTTTTGGCTATGGCTTTTAATGATTACGGTATTAATAAAACACTAGCGGGTTATGTTTTAAATCAATACGAAACCAAAAGCTTTCCACTGTCAGAGATAAATAGAACAATTGATTCTGCTTATTCAAATACAATGAATCACGGAACAAAGTACTATGAAGACAGTGAGAAGTTAGAAATAATAAAAGGTAAACTCAAAAAAGGAACACCAAAAAAAGAAGTCCGTTCTCAACTAATTGACTCAGGTGTTGAGAATGATGTAGCAGATTCTATTATTTCAAGAATAGAAAAAGATAATTCAAAGCAAACATTTTGGGAAAAGAACGATAAGGGTACCATAAAAATGGTACACTATAGTTTTAAAAAGTTCCTAGAAGATAATGGGTTTTATAAATTTAATCCTGAGGGTGGTCGCAACTATGTCTTTGTGAAAGTAACAAACAATTTAATTGACCATACTACTGAAAAAGAAATTAAAGATTTTGTATTAAAGTATCTGATTGAACTTGATGACTTATCTATTTACAATTACTTTGCTGATAACGTAAGATTCTTTAGAGATGAATTCTTAACCCTGCTTAATACTATTGACGTATACTTTATTGAGGACAGTAAAGATGCCGCATACTTATACTATAAAAACTGTGCAGTAAAAATTACAAAGGATTTAATTGAACCTATAGATTATTTAGATTTAGGTGGGTATGTATGGAAGGACCATATCATTGATAGGAAGTTTCAGATTTGTGATGACAACTCTTGTGACTACAAAACCTTTATAAAAAATATTTGTGGAGGTGATAAAGAGAGGGTAAAAACTATGGAGTCTACCATTGGTTTTATGATGCACGGATATAAAAATTTAAGCTACTGTCCTGCAGTAATACTTAATGACGAAATTATATCTGACAATCCTGAAGGTGGAACAGGTAAAGGTTTGTTTATGAATGCACTATCTCAAATGAAAAAGCTAGTGGTTATTGATGGTAAAGCTTTTGCTTTTGAAAAATCTTTTCCTTATCAATTAGTTTCTGCTGACACACAACTACTTTGTTTTGATGATGTAAAAAAACATTTTGATTTTGAAAGACTATTCAGTGTTGTAACCGAAGGCTTGACACTAGAAAAGAAAAACAAAGATGCAATAAAGATACCATTCAGCAAGTCTCCTAAAATATCAATAACAACTAACTATGCAATCAAGGGAACGGGAAATTCTTTTGCTCGTAGAAAGTGGGAAATAGAATTGCATCAACATTATAATAAAAACTTTACACCACTTGATGAATTTGGTAAGCACTTCTTTGCAGATTGGTCAGAGGATGAATGGTGTGGGTTCGATAATTATATGACAACATCTTTACAAGACTACCTAACAACAGGTCTTGTAAAAAGTAAGTTTGTTAATCTTAAAATACGTCAGCTATCTGCGGAAACTTCACACGATTTTATTGAGTGGTGTGGGTTAGTAGAGGGTAACCAAAAGAATAACAGTCTTAGTGTTGGGGTAAAATTAATAAAGCAAGATTTATATTTTGAGTTTATAGGTGAGTATCCTGACTATGGACCTAAAGCAAAGATGACAATATCTAGAACTAGGTTTTATAAATGGTTAGTTTCTTATGCAATTTACAGTACAGGGATTCAGCCTGAAGAAGGTAGAGACCCACAAGGAAGGTGGATAAGATTAAGAAGGAAACACGAACTAGAAGAACAATCAACATTAGATATATGATAACAGACGAAGACCTTTGGGAAGCTTATAACAATTCTTATAGAGTTATTATACTTGGGTATGATGTTGAAGATATTATGAAACAAAACATAATGTTTGCTATAAACCCGATGAAGCAATTCCCAACCGAAAGAGAGGTGATAAAGATGTTAGAATATTTTAAAGAACAAGGAGAAACAAAAAAATGTATAGCCATAAAAACATACCTAGACACCCATCAGTAATGGATAGAGTTACGGGGTTCTCTGATGAGATGATGTATAATCAAGCTAAGTTATTACACGGTATCGTGTTTGCCACAAAGAAACAAAAGGTAGGTAGAGGTAAGAACGCAAAGTTCATAGAAGTAAGGAGGTACGAGGTTGACGAAGAGGTAGACAAGAGAGCAATACATAGTTTAGAATACTATAAAAACAAAATGAAAGACCAAACCAAAATTAAATTCAGAGATTATCAAAATAAAATTATTGTAAAAGGTTCAGAGATTTTAATTGTGAAGGGTATGTTATACCTTACAATGGAAGTAAGAACAGGAAAGACACTAACAAGTTTAGGTATAGCTAGGTTAATGAATAAGTCTAGTGTATTATTTGTTACCAAGAAAAAAGCTATTGGCAGTATTGAAAAAGATTATCAAGCACTAAAGCCGGACTTTGATATTGTGGTTATAAACTATGAGTCATTGCATAAAGTAGAAGGAGAGTTTGATTTAATTATATTAGATGAAGCACACAGTATGGGTGCTTTCCCTAAGCCTAGTAGAAGAGCAAAGCAGGTAAAGGAATTGCTGATTAAAAACAATAACCCTAATGTTATTCTCTTATCAGGTACACCAACTCCTGAATCATATAGTCAAATGTATCATCAGGTTTATGGAGTAAAGGGAAATCCATTTAAAGACTATGTAAACTTTTATAAGTTTTCTAAACAGTATGTAAATGTTAAGCAAAGAAAAATCAATTCTCTTTACATAAACGATTATCACGATGGACTAAAAACTATTATTGATGAAATGAAACCATACACAATATCTTATTCTCAAAAAGAAGCAGGGTTCAAGGTCGATACTCGTGAGCATATTCTTGAAGTAGATGTTGAGCCAATTACAAAGAAGCTTACGGCTCAATTAAAAAAAGATAGAGTTGTACAAGGGAAGGAAGAGGTTATACTAGGAGACACACCCGTAAAGCTTATGATGAAGCTTCATCAGTTGTATTCAGGAACTGTTAAGTTTGAGTCAGGTAACTCAACTATAATTGATTATTCAAAAGCACAGTTCATACACGACAACTTCGCAGATGTAAAGATTGGAATATTCTATAAGTTTAAAGAGGAGTTAAATGCATTAAAGAAAATTTATGGAGACCAACTATGTACAGAACTTGACGAGTTTGATACCACAAGTAAGTCTATAGCCTTACAAATTGTATCGGGTCGTGAGGGTATATCCTTACGAAAAGCAGATGCACTTGTATATTATAATATAGATTTTTCTGCTACATCTTATTGGCAAAGTAGAGACAGGATGACCACAAAGGATAGACTTGAATCAGATGTTTATTGGATATTTGCTAAGGGTGGAATTGAAAAAGATATTTACAAAGCGGTATCTAAGAAGAAAGACTACACGGTCAGTCACTTTAAAAGAGATTTATTATCTTAGCGGTATGAGGTTTTTAAGATTCTTATTGATATGGATTAGTCAAAACCTTGCAATACCCTTTTGGGTTGTTGGTCACATTCACTTGTCGATTCACAACTTTCACGACACAGTTGAGGTCTTGTCATCACTGAGTATGAATCTAATAGTAGCGATGGGTTTTATGTTAGACTATGAAAAATCAAAGGATGACTGAACAACAGATACAAACAAAAAGAATTAAACAACTAGAAGCAGAGGGTTATTATGTTTTAAAATTAATTAAGACAAACAAAAATGGTATACCGGATATCCTAGCAATACCACCTAACGCTAATGTTTTGTTTAGTGAAGTTAAGACACCTAAGGGTAAAGTTTCTAAGCTTCAAGAATACAGATTAAAAGAATTAGATGAGTATGGTTTTAGCACTGAAGTATATAGAGGATAAAATAGGTTATGAGATAGATGAATACTTCTACTCAAAACTATCTGAGTTTCCATTAGATGATGCAGGGATTATTATAGGTCAGTGTTTATCTGTAATTGAAAAACTTCCTGAACGTGGTGGATGGGGACAAGAAGTTGCCGGAGTTGTATTAAAAAGAAACCCTATATTTTTTATAGTAGAATACTTAAACCAACCAAACGAGATACCTATTTTATTAGACCTTAATCAAACAGATATAGATACTTATTTAGATTTTATATCAAACAATCAAACAATCAAACAATTATATTATGATGGAACAAGAAATGGAAATACTGATGAGGAAAGAACAGGAGATAAATTTTTTAAGAGAGATTATAAAAACAATTCTAGGAGTAGAAGTAAAAAATAATAAGAGTAGATTACGTCACGTTGTTAATGCTAAAATGATTTATGCATACATACTACATAAACATTGTGGTATGGGATGTAGCATCATAGCTAGGTCAATGAATTGTAATCACGCAACCATTCTACATTACTTTAAAACTATACCTTGGTATTTAAAAACAGACATTAGTCTTCACAGGTCTTACGAGAAAATAAAATCTGAATTTATAGAGGAATATAACCCTGTATATTATATGTCAGAAATTGAACTAAAAAAAGAACTTATTTCTTTGAGAATTGAAAATAAAGATTTATCTTCACGACTAAGTAAATTAACCGCCAAGCTAGAATCACTAGAGCAAGAGTCTAATAAAATTACTAAGTTAGTTAAGATAGTAAAGGAAAGAACAAGACCGGGAACTGAAGAGATGATAGCACATAGGATGAATCAATTTTACAATGGAGTATACGACAAGTGATATAGAAAAAGTTTTAGGATATAAAACTTGGTCTGATAAAAGAAAGCAAGACGAACTTTTAAAAATGGACTGCTCTCTATACTGTCATCTAGGAACAGACAGTACTAAGTCAGAGAGGTACGAAGTAAAAAAGATGTCAAGGAAAATATACTTAGCAATTAAAACTATTAACCACTCTATGGGTGTATTGTTTTTATCGACAATGGACCAACGAGAAAAAGAACGACTATAGCAAATGCAAGGAGAAAGGTCTGCATACGATAAAGAACGTATTGCTCACATCAACTATCTGATGGACCAAATCAACGACTCCGCCACCGAGATATACGAATCATTAGTTGACAGGGAGTACACTGAAGTAAAGTCCCAAGTAAAAAACTTGATATCTATACTTAAAGATATCTCTACTTCAGTTGAGGATGACATATGACTATTCTCAATTTGCTAATGAGCAGCAGCTATTTGATTTCATAAAAGATAATTTTATATCGGACCTCATCTCTTCTGACAATCCCACATCTAGATATGATTGTTACTCTGAGAAATTCAAATCACATATTGAACTTAAGTGTAGGAGAAAACATTATGATGAACTCATAATTGAAAAAGGAAAATACGATGCTATTTTAAAAAGGTGTAATGATGAGGGAACAATACCTATCTACATTAACTCTACACCTAAAGGTGTGTGGGCATTTTACTTAATAGGAATAAAAATAAAGTGGGAACATAGAGACCTACCTAAGCAGACAGATTTTTCTAGACGTGAAACTGTATCTAAAGAAATAGGATACTTAAACATAAAGAAAGGAAAAGATTTACTTTCTCTTCTTAACAAGTCTTCTCCTAGCTTTTAATGGTTTGGCTCTTTCAGGTAGATACTTACTACCGCCATACTCTTCCCATTCTTTAGCCATTTCAGGATTGTTTGCATACATCCATCTTCTTTGTGCTTTACTTTTAAACGGCATATCTTTTATTTAGTTTCCAAATTTTTGACTACCAAAGGTATCTTTACCTTTCTTCTTTCTTTTCTTTTTACCAAAGCCATCACCACTTCCAAAGCTTCCTGAACCAAATGAAGAACCTGATGTGTAATTCATTTCTTTATCTTTCAGTAATCTTTTTAACTCAGCCTCTCTTCTTTTCTGTTCCTTTAATTGTTGTTCAGATTCATAATCAGGAGAGTTAGGACCAAAGGTATCATACCACAACCTATAGTTATATCTTTTCATTTCGCTTCTTGAACTATAGTTACCAAGCTTTTCTTTTTCTATAGCCGCAGCTTTTCTTTCTTGTGCTTGTTTTTTATTCATCTCTCCATATAAACTTCTTAAGACTAAACGTCTTACGTCTTTATACATAGGAATGAATCCTGAGTTACCTAGCAATTCAAGAGGTAGTCTATACATTAATTCATCTGCCTGTCTTTCTTGTGCTTCAACTGTTTTCTTTGGTGCAGATGTAGCTTTCTTAACAATAAAATCTGCAGTCTTAACCGCAGGTCCTAAAGATGCAGCCATATTAGTTAGTATATCTCCAAGAGAAGAGCCTCTTCCGTCTTTACTTTTTGGTACAACTTGATATGATAATCCGTCTTTATAAACATCATACTCACCATCCCTTAAGAAGTCTAAGAACTCTTTATTGAATTCTTCAATACCCATATTAAGTATTGCTTTAGTTGCATTACCAAAGTCTCTACCAACAATCAACCCTAACATTGATGAAGCCACTGCTTGACCAAGTTTCTTCTCGATGTCTTTAGGTTCTTCTTCTTCACCTGCAATACTTGCTAGTGCCTCACCCAATACCTGTGCCATCATAGTGTACATAATCATACGAGTAGTTGAACCCGCAAGTAATGCTGCTCCTTTTCTCTTACTCAAGTGACCTCTTCCTATTGCATTAACAATACCTGTTCTTGCAGTTACATATTCGTATATTAAGAATGTGGTCATAAAAGAATTAAACGCATTAAAGGCAGTTTTAAATCCACTGTCTCCCGGCTTTCTTGTTCCTTTTAATATTCCTAGAAATGGATTAGCAGTTGAACCTGTCATAACAGAAGTTTCGTCAGCTATCTCTGTAGCCTTAGCTAAAGCTTCTGCGTTATCTGCCATATACTTAGAATCATTTGCTGCAATCTTATCCATATCAGGTTCGATACCTGTTATCTTTTTAAACTCAGATGCGAAAGACCCAAACCACATTGGTCTCATTACAATCTTATCAGGGGTAGATATTAATCCGTCAGCTAAAGTTGCTACACCGCTCTGATATTTTTTCCCTGACCTATTCCAAATTTGTACAAGCTTATTCATATACTTGCCCTTCGCTCTTCCACCCTTGATACCCTCTGCTTCTTTCATTATGTTGGTATCAATCATTCTACCCGACATATCTTCATTGGGATAAATACGGTTAGTCTGTTTACTTTTTAGATTCTCCATTGCTTTTGGAGCGGCATCACTATTTAAAAACTTAACACCAAACTTAGAACCTGCTACAAATGCAACCGGATTAGTAATCAATGCAAATGCAGTATTCGAAGTGAGTTCAGCTACCCATCTAGAACTACTTGCAAGTATAGCACGGTATCCATTTTTCTTTAACCAATTCATTGCTTCTTCTGCAATGGTAGTTTGTTGATACGCAGTTGTCAAAAGATTTTCTACAACCTCTTCATATGCATCTCTAATAGCGTTGAATTTTTCTCTATCCTTAGAATCCATTCTTGCTTTATCACCTTTAAGTCTAGCCTCAGCTACATTTAAAGTTCTTCTTGCAGTTCTAATAGGTTCTGTCATATGAAAATCTAACAACACACCTTTGGCTCCTCTTGTTGCAGAAGCATACACATCAAAGTTCAATGCCGAAACAACTCCCTCTCTTTTAATTAAAGACTTTGCTTTTGTTGAACCCTTCATACCATTCATATACTGTGTTATAAATGATTCACTACTGTTAGGGTCAAGTCCTTTTTCATTAACTACATTTAAATGAACATAGTTATTTCTTGGTTTAATACCTGTACCACGAATAATAGATGCAGTCTGAACCGCCATTGGTCCTAGTTCAGAATTAACTTCCTGTATTGTTTTAATAGAATTTTTTTCTGCTTCATTAAAACTATTATAAAGTTTCTCTAAGTTGATTTCACCTGTTTCTTTATCAGTAAACTTTTCTAAAATCTCTGCCAACATTTCAGAGTCTTGCTGACTGAAGGTTGTCTTGTCTGTGTCAATAGCTTCTATAGTCTTTTTAACATATGCAGCAGCTTGATGTCTTGTCTCAGGGTTACCCAAGTTGGAATCGTGTTCAAGTTGAATCATATAAACCATCTGCTTAAACTTAGACATTAAAGTTTTATTTGGATTTTGTTTAAATGATTTAGCAACTGCCGCTTCTGCCGCATCTATCTTACCTCTTAGTCTTTTGAATTGAGATGTAAACAACTCCTGTGCCTTTGCAGATTCATTAAATAAACTATTAAAAATAGGTTTGCTTTTAAAATTTCCAAATACTTGGTCAACATAAAACAGAGGATTTCTCCTAATAGCTTCAGAGATAGCACCCTTTCTAGTTAGCATACTTTTAAACTTAGCATACATCTTAGTTATTGGAAGCATCTTAGAACCTGATATTCCCCCTGCAAGTTCCTTACCATTCAACTGTGCGTTCATTTTCTCGTTCATTACCTGAACAAGATGTGGTGTGTATCCGTTGTTTATGTTATTGTATAGCTTATCAATTTGTTTTAAATCTTCAAGTGAAAGATTTTCTATAGCCTCGATATTGTTTATCAGGCTTTCAAACATACCCGCTACCTTTCTCTCAAACTTACTTGGTAATTCAGATATCTTTAAGGCAGGTAGTTTTTTAATGTTCTTTAAAACTTCTTGTCTTTCTGCTTCAATTTCTGCATCTGTTTTTTCTACCTTCTCTTTCTTAGGAAGTATTTCACTCTTATACTTTTGCATTACCTCTAAGTCTACCTCATCAATGATACCATCATTAAGCATAGCCTTAATTGTTTTAGCGTAATCAATCTTACCGTCCTTATCAACAACTTTATTTTCAAATGCAGAATATTTTTCCTGCAGTTCAGGAACTTTAGAGTACTCTACATCAACCGCTTCTAATATTCTTTCTGTAATTTTTTCAACCTCAGCTACTGCAGATGGATTTAAAATTGCTTTCCTTGCTCCAAACTCTGCAACTAAATCTATGTACTCTTGGAATACTGATTCAGGAATCAATGAAGCCTTCATTGAGAATATTCTATTCAATTGAGTATTGACCGCATCGGCAATACCTATCTTAGTTCTTACATTTTTAATAGCCTGTTTGCGTTGCTTGTTAGCAACTGCCACTTCCTCTGCATAGTTAGCGTTCTTAAATACTCTACGCATATATTCAGCGAAGCTATCAATAGATGCATCACTAAGCATATTAACCTTTGTAAATCTTTTAATTATAGCTGAAGCTTGTTTAGGAGTTATCTTTCCTTTCTGAGCCATCTCTCCTATCTGTTCAGCCAACTGCTTACTTGCCTCGACAAATGCTTGTATTGCATTTTTTGCTCCACGGTTTAAAGCTTTAATCTGTTCAGCTAATGCTTGTTTTTCTGTAAGCGTAATTTTCTTAGGGTCTACCTTGCCAAATAATAATCTTTTAGCAGACGGAGCCTTCTTATCTTTTTGCCCAAACTTTTTTCTCAAATCACGAACCATCTTTTCTCTCTGAACGTCAGTTGAGTTTTTATAAAGCTTAGTTCCTTTTAAATATTCTAAAGCTGCATTAAATATTTTAGTTGGACTTGTGCTTTCTTTTGTATTTCTAGCTTTAATCTTTTCAACTATACCATCTATTTCACTCATCACTCTATCAAAGCCTTTTGCAAACTTCTCGCTGACTTTAGATTTTTGATTAGCTTTAGGTCCTGCTTTTTCAAACGCTGCTTTTATGTCAGGCATTGAAACACCTCTTCTATTTAAAACAGTTTTAATAGCAACCTCTGAGATACCCTGTCCCCTTGCATCTTTTATAAACGCAGCAACATCATCTCCTAAGGAGAACCTTGGCATCATACCTTGTGATTCCTTGGCGGCATCAAACTTATTATCTTTTTTAGCCTTAGCATCTACAGGTTTACCTGCAAATAAATCAGCAAGACCTACATTGATAAACTCATCTAAAGACATTGCTTCTATTTTCTTTTCGTCTACATCAGCAAGTGTTGTGAATTTTTCTTTTATGTATTTAAAAGTGGCATTCATCCACTCTTTAAATCTAGATTTCTTAGCTGCATTAATAATGGTTTCACCCTTTGTAGCCATCAACTCTACTAACGCTTCCTCTCTTGCTAACTTATTATCCCCATACTTTTCTATAGCTGCCTTTAATGCAGGAGTTCCTTCTACAAGTTTTAATCCTTTCTCTAAAAGCTTAGTTCCTTTTCTACCACTAGACTTAGACCTCAAGAAATCAATCCATATATGTCCAAACTCGTGAATAGGTGTACCTAATGAAGCTTGTTCAGGATTTAAAAATACCTTACCTTCTTTGGTCATACCAAGAATGGTCTTACCTTTTGAAACCTTAGTTCTAACACCCGGTTCTTTTAACATAGCATCAAACTCCTGTTGTGTTGCCACTACAGTTACACCCGGAAATGCAAATCTAAATTTAGCAGCTAACTGTTGCATATCAGTTATGCCATCAGCTTGAACTGATGCACCCTGAAATGCTTTATCATTAGCTACAGTTCCCATAGTTTGAGATGAAACATTTTTATCTGAAGGTCTCTTTCCTGCCTTATCCTTTTTAAATACTCTATTTGATTTTGCTTTCCATTCAGGGAATACTTCCATTCCGCTTGTTGGATTTTTAATAAGCTTAATCAATCTACCCTTTGGACCTGAACCATAGTTAGGGTGGTCTATATCTATAACACCACCATTCAAAACATCTACACCTACAATTGAAACCACGTCTCCTTTGTTTGCCTTCATCATAGAAGGTTCACCTACTGCAGCATAAATATTATCTGAAGCAAAAACATTTGAGTTATCCGTTGTTCCTTTGTATAGTGCTTTTAAGAATGTCTTGTTTGGAGTTGAAACTCCTTCAGGTGAGGTTATGTTGTAGAATAATTCTGCTCTTTCATCAAGAGTTAAAGTGTTATTTACATCTCCCTTTGCTCTAGCATTTGCATCAGAAACAACCGCATCCATTAAACCTCCTAAGGTCTTTATGTTTTTATCTGCTATAAATTGAAGAAGTCTAGGGTTGTTTCCAAACTTTCCTTTCTTTCTTTTTAAGTCAGACACAAGTTCATTTAAAGCGGCAGTTTGGTTTTCTGTTGATTGTTCTTTAATCTCGGGTGCAAGATACCTGAATACAAGTTCGTTTGAATTGATAGCATCATTACCCATACGGATAATCGCCATTGGAATATGTCCCTTTGGTAGTCTTCCCTCGTCCCACAATCTGTCAAACAAGTCTTTATTTTTTTTGTATAGTTTAACTGCGTTATCATATTGACCTTGAGATGTTTCTCTTTTTACTCCTGCCCAAGCCGCTTTAACTTTAGCAAGTGCATTAAACATTACACCACCTTTTGCATTCATATCGTTACCCTTGGAATCTTTTATTGTTCCACCTGCAGCGATATCTGAAACACCGGTAATCATAGGTATTCCATTAAACTCTTCAATACCACCAACCATATCGTCTTGTGATTCAAAACCTAAGTCGGTAACCTCGTTTTCATTTAAATTTGTAGAAGAATTACTAGCCTCAAAAGGATTAACTTGAGATGTTGTTTGACCTTTAGGAGTTGTAAAGTTTACCTCAGCCTCATCCATTTGATTCATCTCTTCAGTAATAGCTTCTGAGTCTGCGGGGTCAGCAACGAATGCCGACTCACCTTCTTCGGCTATACTAAATCTAGTCTCACCCTCTAAATTTCCTTCTAGATTTTCTATATCTTGTTTTAATATTTGAGATGCTCTTTCATCAACCATCTCTGAAGTAAGTTCGTATTCTTTAATACCCTTCTCAGCCATCTCATTTTGCATTTGGTCGATGGCTCTATCTTGAAGTTCTAACTTATCTTCAGGAGATAAGGCATTATATTCTTCTATACTCTCCTTAACATTGTCAGCTACTTCTGATATTACTTGTTCTGTTTCTGCAGCAGCTTCATCAGCTAATTGATTTTCCTGAAGGTTTACTATTTGTGCTTTTAGGTCTGCAATTTTTTTCTTACCGGTTACTGTACCTAGTACTCGTCCTTCAAGTTCTTGTACCTGTCTCTCTAGGTCTACAATAGCATCAACAGTTGGTCCATTTAAATCAGGATTAGCAGCCATAACAGACTCCTTTGTTCTACCTGCTAAAATTTTATCTTGTAATTTTTGTGCTCTACCTTCAAAGTCATTGTCTATTTGTATTTTAAAATTAGGAGCGGTTAATTGCTCATAAGTCATACCATCAATAACTTTATCTATTTCTTCTACAGTAGCTTTCTTTCCGTTAATTTTATATTTAGGATTTTGGTATCTAACTGAAATTAAATCCTTAACAGAACCCGGTGCTTCAGCAATACCTTCTAATAGTATTTCACCGGTATCAAATTCTTGTCCTTGTTCACCGTATATATTAGTAGCTGCAATACCTGCAGTTTCACCAATAGAACCACCTACTGATTCAACTCCCATAGCACGACCAATTGCTTTTCTTTTTAACGCTCTTGATGCAGATTTACTTCCCGCAGACCCCGCCTTAGTAAGCAATGGTTTTGCTACCTTACCACCTAATCTACCTGTTAATGCATCTATAGTACCGATTGCTAAACCTCTTGCGATAGCATCAAATCTTAGTTCATCAACAACCTCTTCATTAGATAGTAATTCTTTTACGTTATCTGCAGTTAATTCTTTTCCTTGAACTTCAAGTCTTTCTTTTAATAACTCTCCATAAGTTAAACCTGTTTCTAAAACTGTACTAGCTGCCGCAAAAGCATAAGGTAAACTAGCTGCGGCACCTGCAACTGCACCCGGTGCTGCACCAACACCACCCGCTAACGCACCTGCACCTGCACCATAAGCAGTACCTGCTGCAATAACTGCACCTCCTGCTGCTGCTGAATCTTCATTAGCCATAGCTGAAAAAGAACTAGCTAATACCTCAGGAATAACACTAGGGTTTAATATGAGTCCCTTTATTGTTCCCCATACACCCTTGCCTTCTTCTTCATAAATCCTTTGATAATCTTGCATTTCATCAGAAGGACCCAATTGAGTAGCCTTTTGACTTTTAGATATAAATTCCTGTATATCTTCATAGGTAGCAGAAGTACCACCCATAAGTAAATCGTTACCACTTTCTGCAATCTGACCATTTTGAAAACCGGCATCAATTGAACGTGCCATATCATCAATAAAGTCTCCTACACCTACAGGACTAATGGCATCTATACCTCTTAGTATATCACCAAATGTTCCTTGAAAGTAATCAACCTCCTCAGAAACGGGAGACGGTGAAGTTGTAGCACTTGATGTGCCATCCGAAAAACTTGAAACGAAATCCGGAGTATCTTTTTTTTTTAAGGAGCCTTGCTCAACATAAGATTTAAATTCCTCTACACCATAGCGGTTTACCAAATCACCTTCAGAGTAAACTTTACCATTAGGTGTTTCATAAAAATGACCACCATCTTGAAAATTTAATTCAGGTGTTTCTTCTTCTACAAATTCAGTTAACTGCCCTTCATTTACAAGTTGGTCAAACCCTTCATCACCATATCTTTCTAGTGCTTCTTGTTGACTAATCTTATAACCATTGGGTGTTACATAAAAAATTTCATCCATAGTTCTTTTCTATTTGCAAGGGACCTGTAGTCCTGTTGAAAGTTCTTCTTTCTTACCATTAACACAAGGACCATACTTACCTTGACCACCTGTAAACTTTTGGTCTTTCGCTAGGGTTCCTATTTGCTTAGTTTGCTTTAATACATAAGTCAACCACTTCTCAAATCTTTGTTCTTCTTCATATGCATTAGAATCTATATCAATATCTGAATCTAAATCAAATGTCGCAGGATATTCTGCATTACCTTTCCAACCATCTATAGTTACTTGGGTATTATCTCCACCTCCATAACCTGTTGCTTTAGCTACTAGACCATACTTAGAATATCTATCATTTAAAGCTTTTGCTACCGCATCTTGTTCTTGGTCTAAGAACGGCTCACCGTTGTTAGCTTTAGGGAATCCTGCTTTAATAAATGTACTCACCTCTGAGTCAAATCTTCCTTGGTTACCTTGTCTGTTTGCTCCTGAATCTCCGAAGTCTAAGTTAAGAGGCTTACTCTTACCCTTATCATCTTTAACAAATCCTCCTGCACTTAATGCTTTTTTAGGGTCATCAAGACCTGTAATCTCATTACCTAGTATTGCCCAATCTTCATCACTAATATCCTTAGTGAAATCAATTCTTCTATTTTTAACAGGGTCAGTATATACAAACTCTATAGACAATCCATCAGTTGATGGGTTAACACCAATCAATCCTGCCGCTTTACCTTCTTCGGTACCAATTAAAGATTCAAAAGAAGCAACTCTTTCTTTAGCCGTTTGACCTTTAATAGAGTTCCAAGTTCTTTGAATATTTTCTTTAGCTTCATCATCTCTCTTTTCTTTTCTAACATCTGCAGGTGCATATGTAGGAGCATTGTAATCCTTAGGTGCAGCTTTATATTCTTCTGTTTTATCTAATTGCATACGAAGCTGAATTTTCATTGCCTCTTCCGCTCTAGCCTGTTGCTCATCAGTAAGTTCTGCTTCAAGCTTACCGTTGTTGTTTTTCATCAATACTTTCTTAGGGTCTGCTGCTGCCTCTGTAGGGTCCATTGTTGGAGTATATCCATCACCTTGCAAGAAATCTACAAGCACTGATGCTGCAGAATTATCTCCAATACCTAATTGACTCTTAACAAAACTGTCCTCTGCTTTTTCATACATAGACATAACCTTTACATCTTCAGGTTTGATACCTGCTTCTTTGGCAATTTCTGCAATTTGTTTATCAGTTAGGTCTGCTAATGAACCAAAGCCTTTTCTCTTTGTAATATCTGTAACCTCGGTTACTAAACCATTGGCTCTATATCCACCCATTTTTCGTTGAACTTCTTTATCTACACCTAATGTTTTGGCATATTCATCAACTGTACCTATTACATCAAACTTGGTATAAGTTCCTTTAATTCTGTTCTCTAAGTTTTGAACAGTCATTAGGTTATTTTTGTCAGGTATTCTTGGACCATTTGGATTGTTAGGGTCAGGTATCATTTTAGCCATAGACATAATCCCTGTATTAGGATTAATTATAAGTTTACTGTCTTCGAAATTTCCAAAGCCTTCAACTAATCCCATAGACCAATTCTGTATTTCTGAAGCTTGTTCTCCAACAGGAAGTTGGGAGTTATTCATAGCCATTTTTCTTTTGTACTCAGCATTATAATTTTCAAACAAACTAAAAGCTTGGTCAGTTCCGTCAACTAGGTTTTGTCTAGTAATAGTATATTGTCTTGGGTCTAATTGTCCTGACTTTAAAAGGGTCTCGTTCATAAGCATAACCTCTTGTAAATCAGCACCGGCATTTAAAGCAAATTCATTTAATAGAGTATTTTCTCCAAGAGGTATATTATTTAATACCTTTTGCATTTCACGAGTAGCTGCATCAATCGCACCTTTTTTCTCCTCACGAATTCTATTTTCTTCTTTAAGAGTATTAGTTAAATTGGAGCCTACCTCTGCCCAATTTATATTGTCCTCTGCTTTTCTTTCAACGTATTTATATGCTGTTGCCATATTGTTTTTTAATTATTTTGAGGAAGGTAATTAAAGAAATCTAAAGAACTTTGTCCTGTCATATATTCATTATACGCACCTGTGTAGGCTTTATTGCCAAATAAACTACCATCATTTCCAACCGCTCTTTTGAACTGTCTTAAATCTCTATTGCTCATAGCGTTGAAATCAATCTTACCTATATCTTGACCTGTGTACTTTTGTTGTCCCTTGTTAAAAAAAGTATTTTTGTCAGGACCCTTTACAGTCTGACCGTCAAATTGTCCTGCTGCTTGAGCACCCGCAAGTCCTGATTTTTGTGCAGCCAAATTCTGCTTGTATAAAGGAACCATAGATACTGCTTGACCTACGGTAGAAATTGCACCCTGTATCCCTTGATTTGTTGCAGCTTGAGCCGCTCTTTGAGCATCTGCTGCTTTTTGTTGGTTACCCGCAACTTCTTCTAAATCTAAAGCCACATCTAAATCTCTAAGTCTTGAATCTTCTTCTACAATGGCGGCTTCAATATTAGTTAGTTCATCTCCCATTGCTGCACGAGTTTGTGCTTGACCTTGTTGTTGAGCGGCTAGAACTCTTCCTGCGGTAGCAGCACCACCTCTATCGCTTTCTACTCCCGCTTCTAAAGCTTGAGCACCTGCTGATAAATTAGCTTCCCTTTCTAGTTCGTAAGCTTCTTTTTTAATAGACATTTGTTCTGCGAAGTTAACCTCTAGTTTTCCTCTTGCTGCTTCCATTGCTGCATCAGCTTCTGCTTCCGCTCTTGCTTGAAGCTTTTTCTGTTGCCCTGCTTGAGCAAACGACAAACCTGTTGAAACGGCTCCTATCGCTAATCCTGCTATTGCTGCTGACATAATTTCTTTTTTTGTTTTATTACATATTCAGGCAACTCGTTAAAGTCTTCGGTAAATAATTCTTTTTCAGCTTCCTCTACCGTCTTGGCATCTGTTCTATATGTACAGACCCATACGCAATCTTCGTGCATATATGCGACTCTCTGTGTGCCTATTTCTGTTTGCACCACCATAGGTGCTTTAATTCTTTTTACTTCTGCCTTGTCTGTTAGTATTGACATCTCACCACTTAAAAAAAATGATGGATGATTCACCTTATGTATAAAGCTTAAAACCAACATCCCCTTTGGCATAAATATTTCTCTAGTATAAATACCATCTTTTATATGGTGTTTTAGTGGCATAGCCTCTTGCATCTCAGGAGTATGATGCTTTACGGTTTCTTCAATCGAAAGCAATTGTCCCTTAAATTCATTTATCTTTTCCCATAATACACCTCTGTTTTGACTTATAGTTTCCAAAACAGATTCAGGATTAGACTGTACTATTTGAACTTCATCCATATTGTAGCAAAGATACTAATTTTAAGGGAATGATTTCATTACTTCAGACTCAACTGAAAATAACTCTATTTTACTTGTATTATTATTTGTTAATGTAAATACACCATAATGTCCTAAAATACCGTGAGATTCTGCAACAGAGTTTTTAATATATAATATATACTCAGTTGTTGATGGTGCGGGTTGTGCTCCACCTACAGTATTATCTATTACAATATTGTTTATTCCTGCAGGAAGGTTAACATCTATAGAGATAACGCTACCTAATAATTGTGGATTTGGAGCACCAAAGTAAACCATATCTCCTACAGAAATAATGTTTCCTAAATAAACTCCCGTAGTAAAAGAAACAGTAGTCTCGGTACCCGCTACAGTTATGTCTTGAGAAGAACCAATTCCATTTAATGAGCGTAAAGCATATTGATTAATATTAGCAGGTGAGTTGGATGACTGTCCTGAGTTTCTAACAAATGCATAATATGCTCCCTCCTTTAACTCAAACCAATCAGCATCAATAAACCCTGTATCTTGTTGGTCACTTGTTAGAACTGCTGACCAACTATCATCTCCCTCTAAATTTAAGGTTTTAAATAATTTATTTTCTAAAGGCTGCTGATTAAATACAGATTGTAATTTACTAGGGTAGTTTACTCCATAGTATTGATTCCTTGTTTCATTGGTGTTATGACGATAAAGATTTCCATTTTTAAACGTATAGAAATAACTATTCATCCCCATCATATAATCAGGTTGGTATGAATAAAACGATGGGAATCCCTGAACTCCCGGGTCGTATGATATAGTATAAGTACAATTATTTTGTAAAGCCATATTTTATTTTTTTAAGGACAAACCGGACAGTGAACAGTGTCATCACAAGCGTAAGCAACACCGGATTGAATTACTGAATCAAAGGTAGCACTATTTATTAAAGCCACTACTGTCGCACATTTCTCTGCTCCTGTACCTTGAGCACCTTCTTTAAACTGAACTACATCACCTAAACCAAATCCTCCGTAAGTAGAATTTGATGCCATATATAAATCTCCGTCACAACATTCTTGTAGTCTATATCCATTAGGAACACAAGTTCCTGTGTTTATTACAACACCATCTTGAATTTGAATCCAAGGATGTGGTTCGCCAACTAAATTTATAAACCCATCTGAAGCAGGTGTAACACCATCAATATCAATAAATATCATATCGTACAATGCGGGGTTTGCTGCAGTTCCGTTTACCGGAACGTGGTAATAAGTTTGGGAAGGATTTATATTACATTGTACATCACCAAGTGTTACGCTTCCCTGAAAAGAATCTAGCTTAGTTGGACAATCAACAGACAACGACCAAGCAGTTGAGCCACAAGGACCATATACTTGTATTTGCATAATACTTGGGGATGCTTGTGGTTTTGGTATAACCATCTTACAGTTACCGGGAGAATTACCTGTTAGTTGTGCACCTGTAGGAGTAATAGTAATTGTTTGTGTATTTCCTGTAGGAGTAAATTGACCATTTAGATATTCTGATTCATTTAAAGAGTAAGTACCCAATATACTACCCGGACTACCTCCATTACAGTTACCTTGATTACCTGTATTTCCAATAAATGTTGGAACAGTTACATCAGGAACCCCCGCATTATTTGCTTGTAAAACACCTTCGGTAGGTGAAACCAATTTATTGTAGCTTGAACTATCATAAGTTACTATAATACCATCAGGTATACTAGCAGGATTAAATGTAATTATTGCCGCTCCTGTATCAGTACTTGTTCCTCCTAGGTCGATATCTAAAATAAAGGCACCCTGATTCTGATTTGCAGATATAGTACCATCACAAGGTTGAGCACAAGTACCACAAGTTTGACCGGGTAGTAAAACACACCCTGACAATTCTCTACTAATAACACCATCTGAATAAAAACCATCTGCTGCACAAATAGTCAAACCCGCATCCTGAAATATAGATGTTGAATTTGTTAGTGTTGTTCCGTCTAAATAGTATGTAGCCATAATTTAATTTTATATTTTAACAAGACCCATTAGTTCCTATTGAATTTAATCCCGGGTCTACGGTGCCTGTTTGAGCACATATTGTTTCTTGGTCATATCCACCTACACCTCCTATTGCTCCACCTGCTGCAGTTCCATCACACGCAGTGTATGAAAAACTTTGTGCTTGGGGTGAAGAGGTTGATAATGTATAAGATGTACAACCCGCACCACTTGGGTCAGGTATATTACAATGTAATGTGTCACCACAAACATAAGATACACCTGTACCATATAAAGTTCCGGTAGGGGTTAATACTGAAGGTGCTAATATTTCACCACACTTAATTGTTCCACCCGTAGTAGTTTGGTATTGAACCACATCATTTACACTATAAAGATTGTTAGGGTCTTCTATAATTACAAGGTCACCTGTGACACAATCTGATAATCCCCAAACTGTAGACCCCGGTCCTGAACCCTCACAACTACAACAAGCTTCTGTTGGACTTGTACCATAACACAAGTCTAATGCGGTGCTTGTTCTGAAGTCCCAAATTAAGTATAAATATTGTCCCGTATTAGGCATTGTAAAGTCTGCATAATATGCAGTATTACCGTTAGCCGGTGGGTTTATTGGTGTAGCTTGACTTGAAGCGGATAACAAAGCAATTATATCTGCTGAATTATTATTATACACAGTGTCAGTTCTTAGGTATTTAAAATCATCCTGATTAGGATTAAACACATAATCATCTGAGCCAATACTATTAGAAAACATAGAAACAATAGAACCATCTGTTGGTATAACACCACCGCCTTGAGGACCTGTTATATCTTGAAATAAAGATACAATTGGATATGTACCGTTTACCATTGTAACCTCTTCAGATTGAAGCGGAGAAATAAATACACCATCAACCCAACGATATTCATCGTGAATACTTAAACCTGTGTCTGCTGAACTATTTAAATGTACTAATCTAATTGTAATTATATCTGCTTGAGGACACTTTACCGTCAATGTAATAATAGCGTAGCCTGTTGTCTGTAGTGTTATATTCGCCTCTTGATTTAATATTAAATTCTTATTAAAACTTAAGGTGCCACCTGTAGTTACATTTCCTGTAGTTACATTCTGTAGACCGTACTCAGCATCTATTTTAAAAGTGCCGGTTAAATTGTTTACACTGTAATCAATATCTACTTGCCCTATGGTTTCACCAACATCAACACAATACTCAAAGACCTCTTTTTGATTTTGTAGAATAATCTGTTGTGTAATACCACACTCAGTACACTCAATCTCCTGAGGAATAGGTGTGCAGTTTGCAGCTAATACATACTCATTCATATAAGTATCATAGCCACCAAGCTTTTGGGTAAACAAACTATCATTAAACAAATCTCTAAACCAAGGTCTCATACCATCTGCTGATATAACTTTTAACCTTTCGTTTTGTGCAGAAGAACCTGTGAGTTGTATAACCACCCCACGCTTTCCGTCAGTAAAATATTTATCAGGTCCCCAAATAGCAAAGCTTTCAGGGTTATGACTTATACCAAAATCTTCTATTCTAGCTATCTGAGTTCCCAATACTTCAGGTACAGATGTCAGTGCATTACCTCCACCTGCATCAGATAGTAAATTTTTACCTGACAACACATAAGAAATTTTATCCTCCTGTAATGTAAGTATATCTGTTTCTCTTGCAAATAATTTTTGAACAGGTCCAAACGATTGCTCTAAAGCTTTAAAGTTTAAAAGACCTGCATTAAATTCGTTAAGCTTATTTATGTTTGATTCAGCATTATAGACACCACTATATGTAATGTCTGCGAACCTGTGTTCTTCTTTATAATCTTGAGCCGTTGTTGTAAATGCTCTGTTGCCTAAGACTAATTCTTTACCAATAATTGAGTCTTGAATTTTCCAACTTTCCACTCCATTACCAAAAGAATAACAATTAAAAAATGCAGTTTTAATTAAGGCAGGTGTATTGGTTGCAATATCTTGGTCCTGCACATTACCTAAGTGTTCTCCTGTTGAGGTATTAATAGGGTAAGATTTTGAAGACTCATACCATAAATCCGGTGATGCATCTTGGGGTAGTGTTTCAAAAACAGTTAATCCACTTGCACGAATAACTTCAATATCAACTCTTGCTCTAGAATTTTTGTTGCTTCCACCATACCCTTTCATTGCTTTAAAAACAAAATATGTTCTTCCTCCGGATTGATAAAAGTTAGTGTAAACATTACCAACACTACAAGGTCTATTACTTGCAGATTGATAGTTGTTACTATAATTAGGTCCATCGACACCCGTCCCCTCATCGGTTGCAAGTCCACTTAATGCACCGGCAATATTGTCTCCTTCAAACCAAGATTTAAAGTTACTATACTCCTGAGAAGCAGTAAAGATGGTGTCTACTTGCCATATTTTTTTAGGGACATTCCCAAATAACTTATCTTCATTACCCCTTCTATATCCTCTCAGCTTCATACTAACTTTAGTACCTGCCGGTAAACTATAGTCTATATATTGACCGGGGTTACTTGGGTCCTCTGTGTCTACAGGGTAGTTAACAGACCTACAACCACTTCCGTTATTATTTTTTTCACCATAAGCAACAACCGGCAAGTCCCCTACTTCGGTAGAAAAGTTGTTTGCTCTTAATTTCATATATGTCCCTGCCGGAACAGGAATATCCTCACCATTTATATCAACGGGTTTAGGGTCCAAAAAGTCTTTTGTTTTAGCATCTTTTTCAAGAACCGTTGTATATGTACAATTATCTCTTGGACCTTGTGTATCTTTCTTTACAATTAACTCATCGCCAAGTTCTATTTTTTGTGAGTTCTGACCTTCTAATAAAAAGTAATCCGCTCCACTAGCAGGGTCTCTAAAAAAGAATTGTGAATATATTGTATTATAAATTTCCTTATCAGGTTTTATTACAAACTTATACCTAGTTGCCCAAGATGGTGCTAGTTGTGATGTTGGTATATTTACATTAATTGTATTTTTAAATTCAGATGCAGAACAGGGAACGTGCACGTTGTTATTTAAACTAACTTGTGCAGATGTCGCTCTATTGAACTCATCCATATAAACTATACCAATCTCATACCCTCTATTACTATGTAAACTTGATGGGTCTCCTAACTCTTGATAGACTGCATCTACTAAGTTTATTTTATAGTATTCCCATACAGTTTGTGTAATTGCTGCTCCTGTAGGGTCATCCACAAAAGACATAGCTAACAACTGTAATTTTATGCTAGTTGACCCCGGAGTTGTAATAATTTCTATAGGTTGACCTGTGGTACTTATTCCACTTTCATATTTAAATAATCCTGACAACTCATTTGAAATTGTACAATTAAATAAATCTGTTAATGTTAATCCACTACAAGCATTATCTACTGTTTGTATATTAGTTATAACACCTACCTTTTCTGCAAAGTCTACAGAACTAGCTAAGTCATAAACTGAAGAAAAATTTTGAGGTAATATATAAGTAAACTCTATACTTTGTTCTTGAGTTTCATCAGCAGGGAATGGTGCTTGTCCTGTCCAACTACTGTGTTCAAACCTTATTAATATATTTAATGTAGCACCTTGTATTAAGTCTAATCCATCTAAATCTACTTCAACAACACTATTCTGTATTGCTTGAGCACCATTAACACTATAGTTTCCTTGAACGGTTAAACCTTCTAAGTCAGTTCTACCTATTGATTCCTGAGATGTACTTACAGTATATTCAAACTTAGTTGGTACAGAATCTCTTTGTAAATCATATTGCTCATAATAATTCCCATACATTAGCCTGTTACCCATCATTGTTTGAGCCTGTGCTAAATGCGGTACGTTATCATATAACCTTAAAATTTCTGAAGTAGGCAGAATTGTAAATATTTTACTGTTATTAAAATTAAAGTTGTATTCCGTATCATCTGCTAACCCTACCTGTTCTTTGTTTAGTGATTCAATAACTTTAATTACAGAACTATTCATATCCTTAAAAAGAATATCAACTTCTTTTACTAACGGACCACCTGAATTATATCTTATAGTAGCAGCGTTAGTGGTATTTAACATACCCGAATTTAATGCAGTACTAATATCGTATCTAAATGCATTAGGTAAAAAACTTGGCTCTGAAAATTGTGACGTAGCGGAATACTCTCCGTCAGCATACTTATATCTATATGCAAAGCTTATAAACCTATCTTCCAAAAAATTATCTTGGCTTGACGTAGCAACAGGTGTAACTAATGGAGATGTAACAGGTGGTTTTTTAATAACCAACAATTCTTCTGCACTAAACCCATCAATTTGCCCAACAGGATTAGCATAGTTTTTATTTACATTTATCTGTCTTGGTGCGTTATAATTATCGGTCCAATACAATAAGTTCTCAATCTTATTTACTCCTGTGATTAAGTAATCTGAGTTAAAGTTTAATGTGGTTTTAGTCTGTGTGACATCTAGTGGGTCACCAATACTAATAACGTGATATCTTAAGAGTTGTGTTTCTGTATTAAAGGAAACAATTAAATCAACTATACTTGTTAATGTTCCCGGTCCTTCAAAGTTGGGGTCGTGAACAAACCAATACATTGTTTCAAATGCACCATCTTCAAATGCACCTATACATTTAGCTGCACCGCTTAAATTAGCGTTTAAATATCTTAAGCTAGTTAGTTGGTTATTACCCTTGGAATTTTCTATAACACCTATCTCAGAGCCTTCAGTAGAACCCATACGAATGTTTAGTGCATCAACGTACTGCCCGTCAGGGACAAGACGTTCATCCACCATCTTATTCATTTTTCCTTGAGTAAAATTTCTTGTCGTATTCGCCATATTACTTTATCCACTTATCTCTACCCCTTAGATTTTGTAATAGTCTTCCGGGATGTATATTACTTATTCTGATTTTTGCGTTTCTAAGCAATGCTGATTTACGCTTTCTCAGTCTAGCTACAATGTATTCTTGTACCCCCACCTTGGAGCCTAGTATTGCAAATTCAATTGCTGCATAGATGAAATCTTCAAACAGTTTGTTTACAGTAACTAAACTATCATTACCGTTTTCCATACCGTCTGACACATACTCTAAAACACAAAGTTCATTTGCCATACCTGAACTAAAATTAATAACACCACCTTTAGGATTAATCTTAAAAGTAGGATTAGCGTTGGCAGTCTCTGTATTTAACCCGTAGTGAGCACCAATACCATATTCAAAAAACCATTGCCCGTCACAACAATAACCTTCCTTTCCATTATATGGAGAGTTTTGATTTAAATAGATAGACCTTTTACCACCTTTTATTCTCTGATAATCTATAGTAGAGTCTTGAGGACTTAGTGCGTTACCGTCTATGTCAAATAGTATACGGCAATCACTATCTTGTAAGTATGCGTTTGCCCAATTAGTTTGAATGTTTTCACTTAATGGATAAAGTATACCATCTTTATACATAGATATTCTAACCCAATTTACATAGTCAGATGGTAACACATATCTCAATGTGTCACAAACACTAAGTTCTAGTATTTTAATTTCTTTAAAGGCATCGTAGTTTAATTCTTGTATTGCTCTCTTTGCGTGAAATAATACCTTATATCTTTCTTCGTTATTTACAAGGCTATGATTCCCTGTATACATTAACATAAAATTATTAACTATATCTTCTAAAGAAACATATTGATATGAACCCCAATTAGAGTCTTCAGGAGAAATCCCTCCGTTTTCGTAGTACTGATATTGTGATATATATGCCATAATTATTTTTCTTGTTGTTCACTTTGTGCTTCTTCGCTTCCCGCAAACTGTACGGCTGCTATCTCTCTAATACTCATTCCTGCATATTGAAGTATTTTCATAACTAAGTTTACTTCATCATCATTCGGTAGTTCAAAGTCTTGATAATCAACTGCAGTTTCATCAAACGCAGGTTCTCCATTAGTTAAACTAACGTATGTCCAATTTGGTGGATACGGAAATCTAATATATTGAGAAACCAACTGTCCCACACCGTCAACAGTGTTTGGGTGTATTTGTACCGTCAAACCGTTTTGTATGTACACAGGGTATGTAAGGTTAGGTCTAGTTAGCAAAGAGTTATTAAGCATTGTTATTTTACTATGCGTAACTTTCTCTGCCTCCTTAACATCGTTAACAGAATATATGTTATATGTTTTTCCTATTGCATTCCAAACAATTGCGTTAGGTGTAGTTGATACAATTAAATCTGTAGAACTAACTACATTAACTATTGTGGTATTATATGTAATACCGTTTGTTACGGTAGAAACTATATCTCCAACTTGAACCCCTGCAGAAATAAAATCAGCAGTTGTGTCTTGAACCAACACACCACCACCGTTTGTAGCGGTTGTTGTTCCTTCAGCTAACTCATTATTGTATACAAGATTTTTATTTATTAAATAATAATCATTACTTGTAGTAATTAATGAGGGTAAAAAATAGTTATTACCACCTGAATTTAATAATGGAAGTGTAACAGAAAAAGTATCAATAACTTCTTCTAAACCTTTTGTAATATCCGCATATCCCGTTCCCGACTGTCTTGCATTTTCTTTTTGCAATTGGTAGTTGTATGAATAAAAATATGTTTCAAATATATCTAACTGTGCCTGTCTAGCATATAAGTTAAAATCTGACGGAGATATGTATCCGTAATTATTTTTATTCAGGATGGACATTACTGTTTGCCTTACTGAATTTATCATCTCTAATTCTTTTGTACAAAGATAACTAAAAAAAAAAGACCCCTTCAAAAATGAAGAGGTCCCTAAGTTAATCCCGTGGGTTAGTTTAAATTAAGCTTAAACCTGAACTTCTTTGCACGGTACGCATTCTAGTTTAATAGTTTCAACTCCAATACCTAAGTAAGGTCCATCAAAAACTACCTCAGCAATTGGTTTCATCCAATTAGTAGTAGCAGCTATAAAGAGAGCGTCTTGAACTACTTTAAGAAAACCGTCTTCTAGGTTTTCACCCTTTACTACTAAGTAACTATTGTTAGCATTCTTTAAGTAAATGTGAGCAACCTCCGCACTGAGTACTTCAATAAAAAGGACACTGTCAGCAGCTACCTGTTGTTTACCTTGCTTGGTTTCGAATTCTAAATACTTTAACATAATATATTATTTAAGATTAGTAAAAAAACCTACACCTACTTGGTGTAAGCACTATCCTGCAAATATACAACATTTATTTATAGAGATTCTAAGTGCTTTAAAACATCAATGCCTTCGTCAGATTGAAGGTATGATACAACTAAATCCAATCCATCAGCACCAAATGGTACGTTTAGCATTTTGGTTTTGTTTGTAGGTGTATTAAACCACACTTCCTTTTTGCTTTTTCTATAAGCCAAATGTCCTTTATCAAAGAACGATTGTACTGTACCCATTATTTTTAATTCAGGGTCACTACAAATATCTAAAAAGTCTTGAGGATTGTTTTTAGCAAAAACCAAAACATCTCTTTTCATTTCAGAAGAAGTTAGTTTATCTACATTAGTATTAAATAAAACCCTACACACATTCTCTAGTTGTTCAAGAGATAATTTTTTTGCTTCTGTTAAAGCATCAGCCTCAACCATAAGTTGGTCTACAATATCTGCTGCATCTTTAGCTTTGTCAACCTCAACAAACTTTGTTCCGTTTAATGGGTGATAATGTAAAAATTGTTGGAGTACTTGGTTTTCTTTTTTAACAAACAAAAATCCATCTTCAAATATTACAGGCTCTAATATTGCATTACCATCTTGCTCATCTACAAATGGTGATTTTTGATTTCTTGCGTAACGAAGTTCTCTGTTAATTCCTTCGTTCTCATCAAAATGTAATAGTGGGAATCTTCTTGAATGTCTTGTTGGTAGCATAAAAGAAAGAGGTGCTACATCTCTTGTAAGTTTATATTGCTTATCTGCAAATACAACTTTTGTTGTTGTCTTTTTTTTCATTATAGTAAAATTAAATTAAAGTTTATAAAAGTAATAATTACCCCCGTCACAACAACGGGGGTAAAAATTACATATTTTCATTCTTACTCTTGGAATAAGAAGAAGTTGTTTGCACCTAAAGTACATACTGCTCTTTCAGATAAGAAGTGAACCTCCATAGCATCTAGGCTAGAAGTTTCTGCTCCACCTGCAGAACCTGTAATCCAAGTCTTGTAACGTCTGTCTTCAGTTTCAGAAGCTCTATATCTAACGTGCAAGAATGGTCTCTTAGCGTTCTTACCAAGAATTTGGTCATATACTGAAGTAGAACCTGCAGGAACTAAAAGTCCATTAACTCTACCTGACCCTGCACCTGTAGGTAATCCACCTCTCATT